AAACGCCGCGAAGGGCTTGAGCTCGCGCCCCGGGGGACGAGCGGCGTTGACGAGGTCGAGCACCGCCTCCTGGTCGCGCTGGAGAATGGCGATCAATTGGTTGACGAGCGGCTTCGAGAATTGCGCTTGATAACGGCCATTCATTTCGAGTCCTTGTAGCGCCGCCCTTCAGGGCGGCACATGCCGGGCTGAAGCCCGCCCCTACGGCCCGAGTTCCTTCGCCCCGAGCAGCAAGGCTTTCTCCTCGATCTCGCGGCGAACGATTTCGATCCAGCGCTCGGCTCGCGCCCCCGACAGCACGATGAGAGGCCGCGCGGGCAGGCGGCGCGTTCCGGTCTGGTGGTAGCGGGCGTAGGGCAGCCGGCTGCCGAGGGTGAGGGAGTAGCCTTCGAGTTCCTCGACGTGGCCGGCGGCGCCGGCTTCCGCGAGCGAGCGGAACAGCGCCCCGGTCGCATAGAGAATGGATGTGCCGGCGCGCCGACGCCGGAGGGTGGAGGGCGCGCGTTCGGCCCACGGCGTCCCTTCCGCCCGGCCTTCGGTGGCGAATTGCTGCGCCATCATCTGGCGAAAATCATCCGCCAGGCGCGTGAGCGCCGGCGATTGCTCCGCGAGCGATTCCTGGAATGCCGCCAGGGCGTTCTCGACCGGCTCCGAGTTGAGGGCGTACGTGAACTGGATCATACCGAGACTCGCAAAGCGAAAAGCGAAACTGCCAGGCGGCAGTCATAGACCGCCGCTACCGTAGGGGCGATTTATGAATCGCCCCTACTTCAGAACACGTCATCCTTCTTAAAGGCCGCCGTGCTGTCCTCGGACGGCTCGCTGAGGTCCGTCTCCTGGCCCGCCACCCCGCCGAACGCCGGATAGACGTCGCCGGTGCGCGCGCCGGAGATGAAGAGCTTGTCGTAGGTTCCCCGGGCGAGTTCCGCCAGCATGTTCTCGAAGGAGCGCCGCAGCGCGTTGGGATTGGCCCAGCCCTGCGGTGAAGCCTCCGGGCCGAGCAGGGAGAAGAGCGCCTCGCCCAGGTCCGCCGCCGCGCCCACTTCGTTGGCGAGCGCGAGCAGCGCGTAGGCCTGGGGGTTGGACGTGGCCAGCCCCTCGCACGTGTAGCCGCGACCGACGGCCAGCGCCACGAGGCGCGCGCTCTGACCTTCGATCCAGGCCTGGATCTGCGCGTCGGAGGGATTCTGGTCCGGCACGCCGCGCTGGAATCCGGGATAGTGAGCTGCAACCGCGTCGATGGTGGTGAAAGCCATGGAGAACTCCGATCTGCCCTGGTAGGGGAGCACCTTTACGGTGCTCCCGCAGAGAGCGGGCAGGGGGGAGGGCCGTCAAGGCCCTCCCCTACCAGCGTGTTTACGCCACCGCCGCAAGCCAGAGGAAGGCGGCGTTCGCGGCCACGACCTTGGAATCGTAGTAGAGCTGAACTTCCACGATGTCCGAGGTGCGCGCCTCGTCGCGGTAACGCTTGACGAGAAAGCCGCCGGTATTCGCGCCGAACAGCAAGGTGAACTGGTAACCCAGCGACACCGTGCGGCGGCCCGCTACGGCGGGCTTGTAGAAGAGCAGGGCGTTCTTGCCCCAAACGTAATCGAGCGAATCCGCCGCGCCTTCTTTCGCCACGTTCTTGATCGCCGCGCCGACGTAGAAGTTATCCACGTTGAACACGGACTTCAGGTGATCCGCCTGCACGATGCCGACTTGCGAGTACTTGAAGCGCTCAATGATCTTGGGGTGATTGCGCAGGGCCTTGAAGACCGGGTAGCTTACCAGGAGCGAGTTGGGGAGCTGTCCGATCTGCTTCAGAATCGTCACCTTCTGATCTTCGATGGCCGGGATGGGGTCGGAATTCGTATAGTCGGACCACTGGCTGGTTCCCGAAAGGGTGGTGTTCTGCGTGATGACGGAACTGTCCGTGGACTTGGCGGCGACGAGAATTTCGCGCTGCAGATAGATGAGATCGGTGAGCATTTCCGTGGTGTCCACGTCCACGTCAATGGCCTGATCGGCGTTGGCGCGCATTTCGTCGGGGATGGCCTGGGCCAGGGCGTGGCCATCGCAGTAGTAGGTGTCGGTGGAAAGCGCCCAGTCGATTTCGTTGGCGCGCGCGCCGGGTCGGCGGGCGTCGTCGAGGGTCCGGAAGTTGTCCTTGGAGTAGACGAAGTACTTGTTGGATTGCTTGGTGACCGGAACCACGGGGAAAACCGCGTCCGCCACATATTGCAGGTTGCGGTAAGCGATGGACACTTCGGTCAGGGCTTGATCCACGTGTACCATCGAAATGTCAGGCATGGCTTCTTCTCCTTGTCGAGCAGGGCTGAGCCTGCTCGGTCGTGCCGCCGGCCGTGGAGCGCTCCGCGCGCGGGGAAATCAGGTGTCAGGTTTCAGGTGTCGAGTGTCAGCAAAAGCTTTTCACTGACCCCTGACACCCGGCACCCGGTACGCGGAGACCTGTCAGCAGGTCGCTCGCTCGCCGGCGGGGCAGAGTGTCCCGAGGACTGACCCTGGGGACCGCACCCGCGGGAGAATTGATTCATTGAGTCATTGCATCATTGACTCATTGAGGAACCGCAGCGGTGGGAAGCGTGCCTGCTCTCAATGAATCAATGAACAAATGATTCAATGATTCAGTTAACTGACCGGCATCACCACCGGGTTGGGCGAGAGGAACACGAAGAAGATCTCGCCGTCGTCGGCGGAAGCTTCGGCGATGCCCAGGACGTGGTGGAGGGTCGCCGCGCCGGGCACGGTGGCGAGGTCGGCCTTGCGCAAGGCGCCCGAGGTGTCGCCCACTTCCACGTAGTCTCCTTTGGTGACGGCGCCTTTGGCGTAGGCACGCGAGATGCCGTACTTGCGCACCGCCACGTTTTGATTCTGCTTCGCCTGGGCTTCCTGGGTGATGCCGAGCGAGAGTTGATTGGCGGCGGTGGGCAACTTGCACTCGCCGTCGTTGGTGCCGGGGATGACGGCGCGCCACTTCGTGATGCCCGCGGCCTCGGTCACCTTGTAGGTCTTATCCAGAACGTAGGTTGCTCCTGCCATGAGTCCTCCGAAAATCGAAACTCGAAAATCGAAACTCGTTGCACGTTCCGCGCACTCGAAACCCGGGCGAGCCGAGTTTCGAATTTCGCGTTTCGAGTTTCGTCACTGCTCGTTGCCGCTCACCGCCCGGCGGTACTGTTGGACCAGGTCGGGCTGTTCGCGGCCGATCTCGCTCAGCGCCTGCCCGAAACTGAGGTGGCGTTCGCGCATGCGCTGTTCGGCGAGGAATTTCACCTGGGCCTGGACGTCCGTGGGGCTGGCGCCGGAGAACCCCAGAGGCTCGACGGGCACCAGCGGCTTCTGCGTCCCCACGATCTTGCGGAAGGTGGGGAAGTCCGCCAGCGCCATCTTTCGCCAGTCGTCGCGCTGACGCGGCAGGATTTTGCCGGCCCGCACGGCGGCTTCCAGCTCCTGTTCCACCCGGCCGCGGAAGACTTCGCTGGCGGGGACCGACTTGCCGCGGGCTTCGGCTTCCGCCAGCAGCCCGCGGGCCTGGGCCAGGGTGATGACGGCCGAGGATTCCGCCAGCGTCGGGCTGGCTGACGTTACCTCTGACAGCATCCCCAGCTCGTGCATACACCGTTTCACGTCTTCAGGGTCCAGGAAATACTCATCTTTGAAATCGTCGTGCGCCAGGCGGAGTTTGCCGTCGGCGACGGAAAGGTTGACCTGCTTCATAGAACCTCCTGCGTGGGAAAATCGAGAATCGAAACTCGCAACTGGAAAACCGGGATTGGCGGGACGGTTTCCGATTTTCGAATTTCGCGTTTCGCTTTCATCCACCGGCTGGAAGGCCGGGTCCGAAAGCCGGATCTGGGGCAGTTCTTCGAGGAAGGGCCGGTTGGTCAGGGCCACCGAAGTCAGCGTGGTGCCCTGGGGCTTCCCGGTGAGTTTGTTCAGCGCCGTCCAGTCGATGGCGGGCGAGATGTAGCGGTACTCGCGGCTTTTCACCAGCTGGCGCGCGCGTTCCGTAGGTTCGTACCAGCCGTACAGAATGAAGCGGGACTCGCGACTCGCGACTCGCGAGTCGGGGAAAGCGGGTCCCGCACTCGGACGCCCGAACCCCGAGTCCCGAGTCCCGAGCCCCGGAGCGGGTTCCGGCTGATCCAGCTTCACGATCCGTCCGGCGGAGGGCACCGGCCCGCCGGCGGCGACCTCCGGCATTTCGCTGGCGTGGTCGTAATCAACGTTGATCTCGCCGTTCTGTCGCTCGCGGAAGTTGCGCACAATCTCTTCCAGGTCCTGGCGGGTGATGGCGAAGCTGGTTGAGCCGCGCACCCACTTGCCGGTGACGGCCAGGGGGACGCGCACCAGACCGTCCGTCGCCGGTCCGACGTTGAGAGTGACCACGAAGCGTGGCGGAGAGGTGCTAGGCGCTAGGTGCTGGGTGCTGAGGTGCGGATCTGGCGTTTGAGCTTGGAGATGGGAAATTGGTGCCAGCATCGAATCCTCCTGCAAAGAGCAAGTCGAGGGACAGAGGTGAAAGCCCCAGGCCCTAGTCCCTAACCCCTGGTCCCTGTCTTTCCGGCGGCTGGGGTAATCCCAGCTCCCGCGTGATGTACTGCGCGAGTTCGGGATAGGGCTCGACCACACCGGTTTGTGTCAGGCGCGCCAGCATATCGAGCACCTGGTCGAAGCTGCGGGCGCGCAGGTTGGAGACGGCCAGGGCCGGATAGCGCCGCACGCCCTCCCAGTTGAAGTCGATTAACCGCTTGACGCAGGTGGCGTTCAGGGTGCGCGCCAAGTGGTCGGCGGTGGCCTGCACGGCGAGGAAAAAGAAATCGGTCTGCGATTCGCCCAGGGCGCGGTTGCCGCCCGCGCGCGCGCCCAGCCCCAGGTTCATGAAGAAGGCGAGGGCGGTGCGCGAGATCTCGATGTTGTGGTGCTGGATGGAGTTGTAGAGGTCGCGGACGTTGCCCTCCACGCCCTTAAGCGAGAACTTCCAGCCGTGCGGGAGCGATACGCCGGTCTTTTCGTGCGCGGCGAGCTGCGTCACCCACTTGGCCGCGGCCTCGCGGTCCTCTTTGGAGCCGTCCGGCCCCTGCTCGATGGTGGGGACGCCCAGGCCGTTCCGCTCGCCGGCGATGGCGTCGATGCGGTAGAGCTGGTGTTTGATGTACCAGTGCATGTAGGCGGGCCGCAGCATCGAGCGGCCGAAGAAATTCGATCCTTCCTGGTTGAAGGTGAACACGGCCAAGCGGTCGGCGGGGATTTCGACGCTTTCGAAGCGGGCGTTGCGGTAGCCGTACTGATTGAGCGCCAGCAGCGTTTCGCCGTCCGTGTCGGTCAACCAGCGATAGAAGGTGATGGGCAGGCGTGGTGCCAGGCGTGCCAGGCGCACGCGGGCGCCGTCCACGGCGAAAACTTCCTCGTGGGCGGCCGCGCCGAAGGCGAGCATCAGCAGGGCGTTGCGCAGCACGTCATCCCAGCACTGAGAGACCTTGACGCCCGAAGGCGAGACGTACTCGAGCCCGCCCCACAGGTTCTCGCGCACGAACGCGGCGATCTCGCGGTCGAGCGGCGCGTCGCTGGCCGGCATGACGTCCCAGTGGGCGGCGCGAATGGGCAACTCGCAGGCCAGGAGCGTTGCCGCCACCTGCGCGTCCGAGCGGCGCATCTTCTCGTAAGTGCGGATGGCGGTGAGGCCCTCGAGTTGCGCGTTGTACTCGCCGAAGTCGCGCAAGAAGCCGCCGAAGATGGGCGTGCCGGGGAGGCCGACGGGCTGTAGCGGCGGTGTCCCCACGGCGGCCCGGCGGTCAGAGGCCGCCGCGCGCGCGCCGCGTGTCCAGGAAATGTCGAGTGGGCCGAGTTTCATTGTTCACTCCGGGGGCTGGGGGCTAGTTCCTAGTTCCATCCGATCCGACTCCAATTCAAATCGACTTCCGCAAACGCCAGCGGCGAAATCAGCGGCACGCCGTCGGCGAGGAAGGCGTCCTTATGGCTCGCCGCAGGACGGAAATCCGCTGCCAGGTCGGCGAGCGCCTTGGCCCAGAACTCGTCGGCGTGGCCGGCGTCGGTGCGTTCGGCGTCAAAGCGCAGGTTGCCGCTGGGCGTCACGATTTTCTTCACCGCGCTGAACGCCTGGCGAATCTCCCGCGTGTCGGGCAGAAGCGACAGCCGGGCTTCCATCCGCCGTTTGGTGCGAAAGGCCAGGTCTTCCTTGACCGCCGGGGTAAAGACCACCGGCTCGACGCGGGGACTAAACTCGCGCGCGAGCGCTTCGGCCAGGGGCGCGCCCATCCCCGTCGCGTCGATTGCCGCGCGGCGGACGAGCGGCCGGCCGTCTTCCCGCAGGAGAGAAAGCAGCTCGCGCGCGAAGCCCAGTTGTTCTGCAAACGGCGTGTTGGTGAACGTGCGAACCAGGCGAGCGACGGAAAGATTTTGGGTTTCCCCGTCGAAACTCGAAAAGCGAAAAGCGGAAATCGTCTCTGGTTCTTCGTTTTTCGTTTTTCGATTTTCGTATTTCGTCTCTGCCAGTGGCGCCAACTCGTCCAGCCAGAAGACGGTGCGGTCGTGGTGGCGGCCGATGTCGATACCCAGGAAGAACTCGGGACTCGGGGTTCGGGGTTCGGGGCTCGGGCCTTCTTCCTTTGCGAGTCCCGAGTCTCGAGTCCCGAGTCCCGAGAAAGCGCCGGGCGCCGAGGCCAGGAGGAGGAGGGGCATATCGGTACTGGCCTCGGCGCTGAGGCAGGCGGCTAGGAGTTCAGGCGGGAAGAAGTTCTCGGCCGTGGACACAAACTGACAGCAGAACTCCTGCTGCCACGCTGACTCATCCTCGCAGCCGGCGCGCAGCAGTTCGAGGTCAATCTTCAATCCCTGGCGCACGGCGTCGTAAATGTCGCACCAGTGCGCGCTCCAGCGCGGGGTTCGGGGTTCGGGGCTCGGGACTCGGGACTCGTGACCCCAGGACGAATGAATCCCGAGACCCGAGTCCCGAGTCGCGAGTCCCGGCTCGGTCAGGCCTGCGGCCTTCGCCAGCTCATAGAATTTCCCTTGCGTCCCGTTGGGCGTGGAGATGACTTCCAGGCCGTAGCCGCGGGTGATGGTGGGGTAGAGGGCGGCGTAAATCTTGTCGGCGTCGGCGTGGAAGGCGAACTCGTCCAGGGTGACGTGGCCGGAATAGCCGCGCGCCGTATCGGGGTTGGCGGGCAGGCCGTAGATAACGGAACCGTTGGGGAAGCGCGTCTCGAGCTGCTTGGTGAGCGTGCCCTCGAAGAACGTGGACTCGAGCGCCTGGGCCAGGATGCCGCAGGAGCGGATGTGGTCCTGGACTTTTTCCATCAGCAGGCGCGACTGGCGTTCACCCTTGGAGAGGAAGATCCAGGTGGTCTTGTGTTCCAGGCAGCGCAGCACGGCGCGCAGGGTAGCGGCGAAGGAGTAGCCGATCTGCCGCGCCTTGACGGCGAGCTTGAGCGGCGAGTTGTCCTCCACCCAGCGCCGCTGGTAGGGAAGGAGATTCAGCGCCGGCTTCAGAGGGACTTCCTGCGCTTGTTGATTTTTGATGGTGGATTTTGGATGGGCCGAGTCCGAAACTGGAAAATCGAAATTGGGAACTCGCTTCTCGTTTTTCGTTTTTCGCTTTTCGATTTTCGCCTGTTCTTCCAGCCGACTGCGGACTGCTGACTGCCGACTGCTTTCTGGCACCTGCCGGTCGTTTTCCCTCGAGGAAGAGACCGCCGGCCCCAGGGATGGCGCCCACGCGGGCGAGTTTTCCGGGAGTACGGTCGCCGGCGACGTTGCCGTCGCACCCGACCTGTGCTTACCGCCATCCGGCGAGCCGGCGTCAGGCA